GACCTACGCCTGCCGCAGAGTATTCGTAGCCAGTGCGATACGAGTGGCTGGTGATAGTTTCCAACACCTTGGTCTTTGATTCTGTTCTGCTCGACAAAACCCCGCTTGTGAAATTTGGGACCACGGGTATGGCTAATGCTGGTGCAGGTGCCAACAACAAAAGCAGAAAGACCGCACGCATTTACTTCGTCGTCAGCTCCACAATTGTCTGACCCAATGCACTCGTACCTGCCGCACCTGGTGTAATTGTTAAAACACCCGAGGTTGCCAGCGTCCCCCCTAACCCAGTGTTGGCGCCGGCGGCCGTGCTCGTCACATCCGAGAAATTAGGGATTGCGCCGACTGATGCTGCTGAATCGGGCACAGCATCGCCTTGGAAATAGGTTTGCGAGAACGTAAAGGCGTTGCCACTGGTCGCCTGCGTGGCGCTAGGTAATGTGATTGCGTTAACGCCGTTGGTGGCTGCCCCGAACCCACCTATTGCGTTACTGGTTGTGGTGCCACCCGACGTAACCGAGGTGGCCACACCAGAACCGCTGACTGAATAGGAGTTTGACTGCCTGATTGCACGGCTGACTGCGGCGTCAACTGACAACTGCACCGACGATTGAATCTTGTGGGTGAGGTCTGCCCTGGCTGGATTTGCGGCCAGCAATGTGACGCCTAACACCAAAAGGCTGCGCTTCATTTGATGCCAGTCTTGCTGTTGTTCTCCACAACGTTAACGCCGTTGCCTTCCTTTTTCTTTTTGTTGAGTTTGCCCAGGGCTGGTGTGTACGTCGCCGCAGTCCCCGTAAGCAAGCTGGCCGGGAAAGTTGGATCGACAGCCTGCTTAAAAATGCCCAGGTAATTGGCAGTCAGTATCGCCATGGACCAGGCAAGGATGCCCAGCCTGACCAGGTCACCCAGCCAGCCGTGGTCATTCTGCTGCTGCTCTTCTTCTTGCTCAGCTGGACGTTGTTGTTCTGCCATTGTCAACGGAGCTACCGTTAAATCGTACCGACCACGTCGACATGCTCCTGCTCATCAGGCCAATCCTGTTTGCATTTCTGAAATCAGAGTCGTGCAAAAAGCTGATCGTTGATGTGCTCTACGCCATGGCCAAGGCGTCAGACAACAAGCTCGATGACCACATCGCAGCCATGGTCAAGCAGGCACTGCTGCCGGCGGCACCCAAAGCTTGACCTGCTTGGACTGCTCGCAGTAGTCACCTGCTCGCAGGATGCGGGCCAGCCTGGCTGTGCGTATGGCATCAGCTGCTAGCAAGCCTGCCTTCATGTATGCACCCACCACTGCAGGCCACATCTCCTGCACGGTGGTCTTGTCTTTCAAAATTTTGTTGGCAGTAACAGGGCCCACCCCCTTCACGCCCTTGTAGCCATCGGTCGAATCGCCGGTGAGGGTCTGCGCCATCCATGCACGGTCTGCGTCAAGCGAGGTGACCTCCTCGATCTGTTCGTTGACGAGCAACTTGCAGGGGACAGTGCGCATGTCCTTGTCGATCGACACGATGATCGGGTCAGGCACGCTGCCGTCAGTAGCAAGCAGGCCCATGCAATCGTCAGCCTCAAGCATCGGCTTGACCACTGTCGGGTAGGCATCGGCAATCCACTTACGCATGTCACTCAAGCCAAGGGGCTTGCGCTTGCCAATGCGGTTGGCCTTGTAGTCAGGGAACTCCACATGTCTAAACGTGGGGTAGCTGCTCAGGCACACCAGCACATCGCTGTCGTCAGCGATGGCCCGGTAGTTCTCAATCATGGTGCACACCGTGTTGATCACGTCGCCCTGGTCGAGGTGCAGGGTGTGGATGGTGTCGGTCCACCTGACGTCACGTTCGTTTGCTGAGCAGCCGAGGTACAGCAGCCAGTCGCCATCAAGAAGCAGGGTCATAGTCCGAAGTAAGAAGACATGGGTACAGACAGGCGACCTGTCTTGCGGTCAAACACCAGCTCATCCAGTGGTCCGGTCTCGCCACTAAATCTGTTCTTGAGCATGCGCAGCTGCAGCTTGTTGCGCTCATCGTCACCACCTTGCTGGTTGCGTTCTGCTCCAATGCAAAGGTCAGAGAGTTGGGCTATGGCGTGACTGCCCCTGAGTTGCGACAGGCTGGTCTGCCCACCCTCCTCGTGGCCGCGGCCTTCTGGTCGCTTGAGGTGTGACACCAGCACCAGGCCGACGCCTGTCTGTTCCACCACCTGCCGCAGCTTGGTGCATGTGACGTCCAGTGCACGGCGCTCGTCGAGATCAGAGATGCCACTGACCACGATGGTGAGGTGATCAACCACCACCACGTCGACGCCCTCTGATGTAGCGAGGTACTTGATCTGCTCGACCAATCGGTCGGGGTCCATTGACCCGAAGTGGTCATAGAGAAACAGGTTGCCGGTGCTCATCAGCTCATCAAAAGCCGTGCGCACCTTGGGATCCTTAACCAGCTCAGGCTCCAGGTGTATAGGCATGGAGATGTCCACGCCGACGATGCCCTGCAGTGAGCGTTGCATGCTCTCCTCCAGCATGAACACACCCACCTTCAGGCCAGCACGCAGGAAGTGGACGATCCACTCACGACAGATGCTGCTCTTGCCTGCGCCACTGCCCGCCGCCAGGGTCACCATCTCACCCTTGCGAAAGCCATGTGCTGCAGCGTTCAGCTTGGGCCAGGGGTACTGACACACAGCTGATGCGCCTGGCTTGACCAGTTCTTCCCACAGTTCTGACGCATTGATGATGCCGTCAGGCCTGACAGGTGTGGCCTTCCACAGCAGGTCACGCAGGTGTTCACCCTCGCCGGCCACCAGCATTTCGTTGGCGTCCTTGCGGGGCAGCCGGCAGATGGCTGCTTTACCAAGAGGCAACACCGACATGGCATCCTCCGCCGCAGCAACACCAGGATCATCTGAGTCAAAACATAAGACAATCCGATTGAATTGGCTAAGCCATTGAAGATTGGCGGCCAAGTATTTGCGTGCGGAAGATGCACCGTTAGGCAGAGATACAACAGGAAACTTGTTGCCTTGCACCTGCGACACGCTCATCGCATCGATCTCACCCTCGGTCACAACGCAGAACATGTTTGTTCCGTTGCCGTGGTTCTGTCGCCATAAGTGTTGGCCGAACAGCTGCAGTTGATTGGTTGATCCAATCCACCTGAACCGCTTGTCCTTGTACCGCAGGTGTTGCGCTGCCTTCTTGCCTAGCTGGTCCCGGTAGGTGGCGACCTGCACCAGCTCGTTGTTGTGCGTGGTGGTGCCGTACTCAAACAGCTTGGTCGTGTCTAGTGACAAGCCACGGCGCTCAAGGGCCAGTGGTTTTACAAAGTTCAGCAGCTCCACTTTGGGTTCAGGTGTTGGTTGGTAACGGGGCAGGCGCTCAGGCTGGGGGCTTTTCTCGATGACCGCATCGCAGCTGTAGCAATACAGATGCCCGTCGCTGAAGCGTGCTGCGTTGTCCTTGCTGCCGCACTGCGGGCACGGCTCATGCTTTAGGAACTTGGACTTGCGCTTCTCCTTCATCAAACCAGGCAGTAGGGATGTGCCCTTCGCACCAAGCAAAGCCATGGCGGTCAGCCCATTGGCCATAGGTCAGCGACCGTGGCGCTTTACTGAGCTTGGCCTTGGCGTTTTGGAAGCAAAGGCGGATGTCTGCGTCAGGATGGCAGGCCTTTACGGCCAGCATCTTGCGCCGATCCTCGGGGCTGAACAGTCCCTTGGTCTCCACCATGCAGCTGGGCAGGATGAAGTCAGGTGTGTAGATAGCCTCGATGCGGTAGGGCAGGGCCCGGCTTTCGTATTGGAAAGCAAGGCCCCGCTTGTTCAAGCTAGAAGCAACGTTGGCTTCAAACTTGCTGCGGTATCTACCAGTCGCCTGCGTTATCCGCCTCCGGCTCTGTCTCCTGGACGTCGCCTGCTTTAAATCCTGTGCTTTCCGCCTGAAAACCAAAGCTGCTAGCTCCTCTGCTGTACTCAACAAAGTTCAGGATCTGTGCGCCAAGCACCTTGCATGTGACACCCGTACCCTTGGGCCCGGTGTAGCCAGACGCCACGAAGTTGAGGCGACCTGTGGTCTCAGGCCCCATCTTTTTCAGTGGTGCACGGTTAGGGATTGGTTTGCCCTCGCTGTCAAACAGGGCCACCTCTGCTGACCAAGTAGTGCCGTCGTTGCGCACGCCATTGGCCTTGCGCTTCATCTTGACGGAAAACACTGCCCGTTTTTGGTCGTCCTCTTCAAACTTCCAAGGCTTGTCATTCAGCTCCAGCTTTTTGCCGGGGCCAGTGCTTGCCAAGTGCTCGAGGTAGCCGGCGTGATACGCCTCTAGCTCTTGCTCGAGATCGCTTGCGTCTTTGGCATCGATGTGTGCCGTGACCTTGTAAACAGCTGGCGGGTACTTGGTGTCTGGTTCAACCA